CTGGATTAGTTTCCCCCCAAAACGATTCGAGAAGCCATGAAAACGACTGAGAAGCCCTTAAAAGGTCACCAAACGCCCTCAGAAGCCCTCAACAGCCCTCAATCGGTTTTGGGTAGGGACACAGACCTGCAAATCCCGCTAATCGGCGTACAAACCCCGCGAATTCACACGCCGCTGAACGATTTGCCCTCACGCGGGGGCGAATTGATCGATTTGGCGTCCAGTTTGAAGATCGATCTTATGGAATGGCAGAAGTTTGCGCTTATTCACACGCACAAAGTCAAGCCTGACGGACGCTGGGCGTCACCCGTGAACACCATTGTCGTGGCACGTCAAAATGGAAAATCGTTTTTGCAGCTGATCAGAATTTTGGGTGGCTTGTTTCTATGGGACGAAAAACTGCAAATTGGTTCAGCGCACAGACTTTCGACTTCGCTTGAACAATTCAGGGCAATGGTTCAAATGATCGAGGGCAACGACAATTTGGCAAAACAGGTCAAGAAGATTCGCTGGCAACACGGTGGCGAGGAAATCGAGACCATGACGGGCAATCGATTTATTGTGCGTGCGGGTGGTTCGGCTGCCCGTGGTGTTTCACGACCTTCAACAATTCACCTTGACGAATTGCGCGAAATGACAGACATTGAATCGTTTGCGTCACTTCGTTACACGCTTATGGCTGCCCAAAATCCAATGGTTATGGCGTACACGAACGCGGGCGATTCTTCCAGCGTGGTTTTGAATCAGTTTCGAGATCGTGCCCTGGCTTCAATTGCAGGTGTACAAGATGACATTGGCTATTTCGAATGGTCAGCACCAACCGACGAAATTAGCGTTGAAAACGCACGGCACGCAAATCCGTCAATGGGCACGTTAATCCATGCGGACAACGTTCGAAGCGTTTTGAATGACCCGCCTGACGTTGTAATGACTGAAGTCTTGTGCCGTTGGGTTGTGGCGATCAATAGCGCGGTAGACGCTGCCAGTTGGGGCAATTGCCTGGACAAATCAGCAGACCTTGATCTTGACAAATTGACTTGGCTTGCAATCGATCTTTCGCCTGACAGAAAACACGCGAGTTTAATTGGCGCGCAAAAATTAGGCGGGGAACAATTTGTCGTCAAGTTATTGCATACCTGGCAAAACGATTTGCAGCTAGACGACAAAGCAATTGCAAATGACCTTGCAGATTATGCTCGCCGTTATCCAACCGAATACGTCCTTTACAGCCGAAAGACCAGCGCAGCCGTAGCCGCGCGCCTTGCACCTGCTGGAATCCCAATTTTCGACATGGACGGGGTGTACCCGCAGGCGTGCGACGAAATGTTGTCCGCAATCAATTCAGGGCGTTTGAAACATAGGGGTCAAAGCCAATTGTCCGAAGAAGTCTTGGCGGCGGTTCAATTACGTCGTGGTGATGGTGGCTGGGTTATCGGGCGCAGGGCTTCACAGTCAGTTGTCTGCGGTGCGGTGGCAGTTGCGTTAGTGACACATTTTGCGACACGCCCAGAGAATGATCTTGACATCATGGTTGGTTGATCGTATAAGCCTGCAACAATTCGGGCATGGGTTTATTTGATCTATTCGTGCCAAAGGTTTCGGCTGCCGTTCCAGTCGAAGCCGCAAGCGTGGACGCAGCTGCTATCGCGCCGTACTATTCGGAAGTAGGAAATCTATTCCTATTTGGCGGCGTGATAACGGCTTCGCGTGCCGAAGCAATGAGCGTACCTACATGCGCCCGCGCGTTGGGAATCATTCAAACAGTTGCGTCACTTCCAATGCACACACGCAACGAAGCAACAGGAGAAAAGGTCACACAACCGCGTGTCATCAATCAACCTGACCCACGAATTCCAGGAACAACGTTTTGGTCATGGATTATTTCAGATTTGTTTTTCTTTCCGTCGGCTTATGCCTATGTTATGGACAGATACGCAGACACAGGCAAAATTCGTGCAATGGAACGCGTTGCACCTGAGCGCGTAACTATTCAGACAAATGGCATGGGTTATGAAATTGTTTCGTATCAAATCGACGGTGCATACGTTGATCCTGCAAACCTGGTTGTTTTTCAGGGCACGCAAGAAGGTTTGCTAAGCCGTGCAGGTCGCACAATCAAGGCGGCTGCTGCACTTGAACGCGCTGCAATGAATTTTGCCGTTGAGCCAATTCCACAAATGGTTTTGAAATCAAACGGCACATCACTTCCAGCAGATCGCGTTTCAAAATTGCTAAGCGCGTGGCGTACAGCACGCGCAAACAAATCAACGGCGTTTTTGAACGCTGATGTAACGCTTGAAACATTGGGCTATGACCCAAAGAATTTGCAGCTGAATGAAGCGCGCAATTATGTTGCCCTTGAATTGTCACGCGCTTGTGGTCTGCCTGCTTACTTTACAGATTCACAACAATCTTCATTTACTTATTCAAACGCACTTGATAAGCGTCGCGACCTGGTCGATTTCGCATTTAGAAATTACATGTCAATAATTGAACAACGTCTTTCATTTGCTGATTTCACTCCAGCGGGAAATAAAGTTTCGTTTGACCTTGACGATTTCCTACGCGGTAACCCTTACGAGCGCGCGCAGGTTTATGAAATCTTGAATCGTATCGGCGCAATGTCGATCGACGAAATACGCGAGGAAGAAGACATGCTGCTATGAAAAAAGTCATCACACCAATGCAAATCACGGCTGCTGATTCAAACAGTCGCACAATTTCCGGTCGCATTGTGACCTTCGAGGAAACTGGCAACGCTTCAATTGGCAAGGTTCAATTTGCTGCTGGTTCAATTGAACCAACCGCCGTTTTACTTAACCTTGAACATGACCGCACACGTCGCATTGGCAAAACACTTTCAATCGAATCAAACGAAAAGGGAATTGACGCGACTTTCAAGATCGCTGAAACAACCGCAGGCAACGACGCATTGATCGAAGCACAAGAAGGTTTGCGCGACGGGTTTAGTGTTGAAGTTTCATTTGACGAATACGAGACATTGAAGGACGGCACAGTCCGAATTCTCATGGGTGAACTCACGGGCGTTGCATTGACGTCAGAACCTGCAATTCGATCAGCCCGCGTTGAAAGCGTAGCCGCAACAGAAGAAGAACAGATTTCAGATTCAACAATTGAACCTGAAGCAACACAACCAACAGAAGGAGAAGACGAAGTGGAAGACACCGTCAAAGACGCTGCAACCGCCGAAACGGTTGAAGCCGCCCAGTCAATCACAGCGACCGCAAATGCGGTTGGTGGTTGGAAAGCAACACCACGCATTGAGATCACCGCTGCAAAATACCTAGAAAACAAGGTTCTTGCTGCAACTGGTGATGAGACTGCACGTCAGTACGTTTTAGCAGCTGACAACACAACAGACAACGCAGGACTTGTTCCTACACGTCAGTTGTCAGAAGTTATCAACGGACTATCGACAACAATCCGCCCAAGCATTGAAGCCATTTCACGTGGCACATTGCCTGACGCTGGTATGACATTTGAAATTCCAAAGATTACAGTTGCACCAACAGTTGCAGTTGTAGCCGAAGACGCAATCTTCAATGAGACAGATCAGAACAGCGCCTTCTTGTCAGTGGACGTTAAAAAATTTGCTGGACAGCAAAAATTTTCGGTAGAATTACTTACTAGAACTAGCCCTTTGTTCTATGACGAACTATTACGCAACATGGTTGCAGCAATGGCAAAGGCGCAAGACGCTTATGCAAACGCACAGTTAGTTGCGGGTGCAACTGCTGACGGCACAACAATCACAACTTACCCAACAGCGGCTGAATTGCTTGGCGTTGTTGCACGTGGTTCAGCGAGTGTTTATGCAGCGACCGCAGGTCTTGCAAATCCATTTGCACGCAACATTCTCATGAACACTTCACAATGGTCAAACGTGATGTCACTAAACGACAGCGGGCGTCCAATTTATAACGAAGTAACAAACCCAATGAACCAGCCAGGTGTTGCAACACCAACGTCACTTCGTGGACGCGTTGCAGGTCTTGACCTATACGTCACAGCAAACACCGCTGCGACAACAGACACAGATGATTCAATTTTGATCATCAACCCTGACGCATACACATGGTACGAGGGAACTTCATACCAGTTGCGTGCAGAATCAACTGCTGACGGTTCTATCACCGTGGGCGTGTATTCATTTGGTGCAGTAGCCACAAAGATCGCGGCTGGTGCATTTGGTGTGAATAAGGGCTAATTAGCCAAAACTAATCATGCGGCGGGTTCTCCCGATCTCGCCGCAGCCGATCGAAAGGAAACGGACATG